CCACGCAAGAAAGTTTCCTGTTTGCACGACTGATCTTCTACTTACAGCTTTACAGTTTGCACCTGCTGCTGCGATACCATAAACAAACGGAGAACCTACATAGCTCATTCTATCTATACCAGTATCACTAAAGACTATGACATCGTTTTGATATTTAACGCCTAATAACGCACGACCACCTGTAGGTATTTGCACATCACCTGCTGTATTCGTAGCTAAAGATGTCCAAGTATTTCTATCTTCTCTATCACTCCAAGATACCTTTCTAGGGTCTCCACCAGAACCAATAGCAACTAAATGCCTTTCATTAGTCACTAGAACAGCCTGACAGCCTGTAGGAGCGTTTGTTACGACTGTAGCAATGGTATCAGCTGTGCCGCCTGAATTAGGTTGCCATTTGTAGATTTTACCGTCACCAGAAAAACAAAAGACTAAATCCTCACCCCAGTTATCAAAGGAGAAATGACCTGAAGCAAGCGGTAGTCCAGATTGGCTTCTAGCATCGCCATAATCTTCTACGTTATAGTGGTATGCACCGTAACCAAGAGGATCGTTGTCAGCGTCACTTACAAAGCCTGTTGGTGTTATATCAGTCCAAGTATTGTCGTATAAGACATAGACTTTTTGTCTTGTGCCTACAGCTAGTATAGATTCACCAAGATTATCCTTATAGGCATACATACCTATAGGTTCACCATCAAGTGCTGTGTTTCTTAGTTTAGTCCAACCACCAATAGGTTTAAGAAATCCGTTTTCAAAACGCACAAGATTGCCGTCAACCCAACGACCTTTATTAGCATAGTCAGTTCCGTTTTTGACTATGCCAGCGGGCGGAGTTACAGGCAATAGTGCCATTGTTTAACCTATAGTTTTAGTAACAGATGTTGGTGTAATCTTTTCAGCTATCTGAGCATCTAGTCCAGATTTAAGACTTGTTACTTCATCAGCACCCATAGCTGTTTCTACCCAACCTTGAACGTCTGAAGCAGATAAGTCTGCAAAAGCTGTAAAGCTTGATAGATCTGAAGTATCTACAGATTGTGTGCCATAAGTAGAAGCTGTCCAGTTGTTGCCATCAGCATCCTGATTAGCATCATCTTCTGCGTTTAATCTCCAATGCACGTTATAAACAACGTCTGCATTACCATCTAGTGTTGGGTAAGTATCAACTGTTGAAACGTCCCAAGTATAATTAATTGCCATTTTTATTCTCCTGTGTTTTGGCTATCTAAATGTGCTTGATAAGCTGCTTTCAGTTCGTCAGTCCATACTGCGTTGCAGATTGCTTGGACTTCAGAAGATTCACCGCTTATATCGTCTAAGCAATTTAAGCTATGTCTATGGAAAGACCTGTTAAGTTCTACGCCATCTTCTTTAATGACTGTAGCAGTTCTTACCTGTACATGCTTGTAATCGCCTACAATTTCTATTTTATCTTCTATTAGTTCTTTTGTTATTGCCATTTTTATTTTCTCCTTACCTAGAATCCACTAGGTATATTAGTTATTAAGCTGTTGTTCCTACTACACCTACTGATATACTATTAGTTCCAGAAGCTGAACCAGCATTTGAAATACTTAATACTGTTCCGCTAACTACTCCAAATCCTTGTCGGTCAAATACATCTATATCTTCTGTAATTGCAGTACCTGTACCAAGATAAGTAACATTGAAAGGTACTCCACTAAAAGTAACATAAGATGATATGTTAATATCACCAGCAGCATTACTTGCTGAGAAATATATATATACCATTCTACCAACTTTAGTATATGTTCCTGTATAAGTAATACTTGTTCCACTAATTGAACCTGCACTTACACTAGGAGTCCAAGTACCTTCTTCATAATCGTCAAGATGGTTTGCTGCTGCTGTACCGCCTAGATAAGCACCGCCTGAAAGGTAGAGGTCTTTGAATCTATGTACGCTAGAGCCTAAATCAACAGTATCATCTACTCTAGTTCCATTATCTCTTGCAACTACACTATTACCACCAAAAGACAATCCTGAGTGTGCTGATTCTCCGTCAATGTAAAAACCACCTGATTCAATACCAATACTTCCAACTGTTGAGCCATCTTTTCTAAATAGAGCTATATCACCATCATCTGTTTTTCTATTGAATGTAGCTGCTGGATTTGAAGCTACTGTACTTCTAACCCCACCAGTTGTACTAAATGCCTGACCTGCAACATTGACTGCTGAACTTGTAGGATTGCTTTCAGTAGTACCCACCAACAAGTTGCCTGAAGAATCAACACGCATTCTTTCTGTTGATGAGGTATTAAAATATAAATAATTACCACTATTGTTGTGAATAATAGCACTCACATCATCATCAGCAGTATCTCCAAACACAACACCTGCAAGACTAGAAGTGCCGCCTGTTATAGCCATAATTCCATGGTCTGATGAATTATTTAAATGTAGCTGTCTTGAAGGACTACTCGTACCAATTCCAACGTTGCCATTAGAAACAACCCTAACTTTTTCTGTACTATTAGTTGCTATTGCAAAAGCACCTGCTGCTGGTCTAAATACAGAAGCATCGCCTGATGGTGCTGAGCCATCTGCTCTAAACACCAAAGCATTTGCTCTTGCATTCCCAGCAACATCAAGAGGATAACTAGGACTATCAGTCCCAATTCCAACGTTGCCTGAAGCATCAATGGTTGCTTTAGTTGCATTATTAGTTCCTAAAAATAATTTACCAGCAGATTCTTTGTTATAAATATATAGGTCATTACTAAATTTTTGTATATAAGCTGCATCTGTAGCACCACCACCACTTGTTTCAATATAAATAGTTGGATTTGATGCTGTTAAATGTAGTAAATTACTTGGTGAACTCGTGCCAATTCCAACATTACCTGAAGAATCAATACGCATTCTTTCTGTTGGTGCGCCACTAGAAGCGTTAGTAAAGAAACGCATCGTTGAAGCGGCGTTAGATGGTGCCGCTAAGTCTAATTGGGAAGATGAAGTTGTTCCAATTTGTCCAGCCGCAGTAGAAGAAGTTAAACCACCACTGTGAAGATAGCCTAAACGTAATCTGTCAGAGTTATCTCCAATAGAAACGGTTGTTGTATTAAATTGTGCGCCTCTAATGGTTAATTCATCAACAGGACTCGCAGTACCTATTCCAACCCTATTATTTGTAGAATCAACTTTAAGGGTAGATGTATCAAAAGTAGCATCACCAGAAACTGTAAGGCTAGATAATGTTCCTACGCTAGTTATGTTGGTTTGAGCTGCTGTAGCTAGTGTGCCTGTAATAGATGTATTAGCTGTAAGGGTTGTGAATGTACCTGCTGCTGGAGTTGTGCCACCAATGACAGAGCTATCTATAACTGCTCCGTCTAGGTTCATAGCTACTGAAGTACCAGTAGCACTAAATAACGCATCTAAATCATCAAGATCGTCATTAAGTTTAGTACCCCAAGTATCAGTAGATGCGCCTACTTCTGGTTTGGTTAAGTTTAAATTCGTTGTAAATGTATCTGCCATAAAAAAATTCCTTTAAGCTGCGTCTTGTTCGCCTAATTCATTCCAAGTAGTCGATGGGTTAGATTGCTCCTCCCACGTTGTACTTGTTTGTAAATCTGTCCATGATGTATCTGGATTCGCTTGGTTTGTCCAGGTATCGGCTATTATATCTTGTTCTGTCCATGTTTCATCAGGAACAATTATATCTTCCCATTTTAGACTACCAATTGCATTAAATCCACTTGTTTGTGCAATTACAG